AATTTCAAGGTTTAAAATATAAAATGGAAAGATTGAAATATTAAAGACAAGAAAGGCGGCGCGAAAAGTTTTAAATATCAAATATGTTTTAAATATAAAGTGTTTATAATGTAAAATTTGCGGTTGCAAAAACTCTTGAAAGGCGCGAAAAAAAATTTAAAAAAAGTCTTGACTTTCAAAAATTTTATGATATGCGCGAAAATCCTTTAAAATAAAGGCTTGCGCGGTGATTTTGCAAGGCGCGAATAAAAGCGCATTTGAAAGTTGCGAATTGCAAAAACTTTTAAAGAAAAATTTTAAGATATTTTGCGCTTTTCTTGTAAGTGTTTGAAAATCAAGCAAATAAAAAATTAAAAAAAATTTGCAAAAACTCTTGACTTTTCAAAAAATTTTGAGATTATATAAAGTAGAAAATGAAAAAAACGGTTGCGCAAGGCGCAAGGCTTTTTTCAAAAAAAAATCAAAGTCAAAAAAACTAACAAGAAAGGAAAAAAAGAAAATGAAAAAAATCACAATGAAAGCGGCGGCGGCTTTTGAAAGCGGGCGCAATTTTTCGGAGTCAAATACTTTTGTAGGAATTTCTTTTGAAGGCGGCGCATTGCCAAGCGCAAGAATGTATTTGTTTGGAAATTGCATTGCGGAGAGAGACGCGCAGGCGCGCGTTTATATTTGCGCTTGTGGATGGAAAACAAACACAACAAAGGAAAGATTAAACGCATTGCGCGGAGTAAATATTAACCAAAAAAATTACAAATGGTATTTAAACGGTAAAGAATGGAATGGGGGGCGCGTTTGCTTACAAGAATGGTAAGAAAGCAAAAACACGGGGCGGGCTTTTCCGCCCCGTGTAAATCCTAAAAACAAAGTCAAAAAAACGAAAGGCGCAAAATGGAAAAGATTTTACAAGAGATAAACAAAAACGCGGATTTTAAAGAAAAATTGTTTAAAATTTACTTTTGGGCAATTTTTGAAAAATCCGCAAAAACGGCTTTTTATAAATATTTAAAAGCCGAATTGCCAAAAATAACAAAGAAAGCAAGCGGGGAAATTTTTAAAGCCGTTGAAAGCTTGTTTTTTCAAGAGAACAAGAAAGCCGTTGAAAAAAAGCTTTTTTAAAAATAAAAATTAAACAAACGAAAGGCAAAAAATTATGAAAAGATTTTACACGATTTTAAAGGCAATGGAGAGTCTTGGCTTTTCCTACACGGGCGAAGATGTTTTAATCACAAAAAACAAAAAAAACGGGCGAGATTTTACGGCGGCGAAAAGCACTATTATTTAGCGCGCATTATAAAAAAATTGATTTTGAAGAGATTAAAGAAAGCTTTAAAGCTTTTGGCTTGCGCCGCTTGCCTTATATCGGGAGTTGCTACGCGCAATATGCGCCTGAAATTCAAAAAGTTATAATCGGAGAATAATAGAAAGGCGAATTATGAATACGCAAGAATTTGAAAAAATGGAAATACACGGGGGCGAATACTTGCGCCCCGTGGAATACACGGGCAGGGGGAAAGGCAACACGGGCAAGGAGCGCATGGGATAAGGGCGTAAAGGAATACGCTTTGGAGCTCTTGGCGTCTCTTGACGGCTTTAATGGCGACGCACGGGATATATCCACGGAAGCGCAGCTTGAAGAGGCACTTTTGGGCGGCGCGTCTGGATGGAATGAATATTCATCTGCGGGCTTTTCGCTTATCTTCGATTGCGATATTGCAGAAAGGCTTTGCACAAAATCCGAATTGAAGCGAACGCAAGGGGGCAGGTTAGAGCCGAATGGCCGCGAAAATTGGATAGAAGTACAAGCACGGGCCCTAAGGCAGGCTTGGTGGCTCATAAGAGACGCTTTTACAATGTAAAACCGAACAATAGAAAGGCAAATATTATGGGATTGGATATGTATCTAACGAAAAAGACGTACATTGGGGCGAATTACCCGCACAACGAAGTGCAAGGGAGCGTTTCAATTCGCACAAAGGAAGGCCCCGTGAACGTCAAACTTAACAGGATAACCGAAATCATCGAGGAGGTCGGCTATTGGCGCAAGGCCAACGCAATACACGGGTGGTTCGTTGAGAACGTACAAGGCGGCGAAGATGATTGCAGGGCGTACGAGGTGGAATTGTCGCAACTTCTGGAATTGAAGGCAATAATTCTCAAAATCCAGAACGCAAAGGGCAAGAAGCGAGAAAGTTTGGCGATGGAGCTATTGCCGCCTTGCGACGGATTTTTCTTCGGCAGTGAAAAAAATAGACGATGGCTATTGGCAAGACTTGCGGGACACTCTCGACATTATCGCCCGAGTCGAGGCGGAGGCCGCCGAAAGCGGCAAGCACGGGGGATGGGTGAGCTGGCAATATCAAGCAAGCTGGTAAAATTAACGATAAATAGAAAGGATTAAAAATGTATTACCGCAACGAATTTGACGTTAACACTTTTGAGTTTTGGTCGGGGGCCTGCGACACAATAGCAGATATTGACAGGGCGGGCCTTAGAGATGAGCTTGGCGCACTAATCGAGGAGGTTTTTTGCGACGACGAAGAGCCGCCGACAGACACGGCTATCAATGATTTTGTATGGTTTGAACGCGATTTTATCTATGACAGACTTGGGCTGGACGAGAACGGCAACGCACCCGAAGACGAAGAATAGAAAGGAACTAACTATGTACGACTTGGGAACGATTGTTTATATCAACGAGGAGGCCGCACGGGCGACGTCCAGAGACAAGAAGAAGGGCCGCAAAAATGATAAGGGAAATATTCGGGATAATGCCTGAGCTACTGGGCGTCTACGCGCTTGGAATTTTTGTCGGGCTAAACTTCAATAACTACAAAAAAGAGGAAAGAAAAAAGAATGAACGAAAATGCAAAAAAACTCTTTGATATGGTCGGAGGGCTTGCGCCGACATTCGCATTGCCTTTGGCGATTGGATTGGCGGCTCCTGCTTGGGTACTAACAGCATTGCTTACCGCGCAACTACTGGGCACACTGCGGCTTTTGAGCCGCATTGGGCGACTGGAACGTACTCCCCTGCGAACCTATGACTATCTGGTATCAATCGGAAAAATAAAGGAACAATAATCAAAAACTTTACCGCGCTGGGGCTTTGAGTTTGTCTTTCTGCCCCGACTTTGGCAAGCCCCGTATGGCGCGGGCGGGCACTCAATTTCACCAAACAAATAATCCACAACAAAAAGAAAAAACATGAAAATCAACAAAACCAACAAGGAACGCCGCGATATTGTAGCGGAAAAACTAAAACACAACAGCGAACCGACGTTTGAAAAGAATAAAGAAGCTATTGAGGCCCTCATATCCGACTTTGCCGAGAAAGTCGCGGAACTGGGATGCTACGCAATAGCACTATCGGTTGCCTTCCCCGCGAAGAACGAAAGCACGGGCGTACAGGGATATATTGGCGGCAGAAAGAGATGGTGCGCAAAAATGACCTTCAATATGTTGAAGGCTATACACGCCGAAACGGAGGAAGGAGACCGCGATGAATAGGAGCAGGCTTTCAAACGGGGCAAAGGCGGATAAAGTCTGGGCAGAAGCAGACATAAAATGCAACGCAGACCGCGAGCGCGTATCACAGCAGATTTTGGCAACACGGCTCGCCGAAAAAGAGTATTCGTCTGACGATTATAAAAGGTTTGCAGAAGCCGCAACACAAGCCGCTAAATTATTGGCAGACGCAGGGGCGGAGGCCGTAATGCTTGTCGCGAGCATGAGGCTTAAAGGCGAGCACGGGACTACCGTATTCTGTACTGGCGACCCGCGCTTAATCGCGACGCAAGTGCAACAGATTGGCACCACTGTCTTGGACGAGCTGACCGACATGGAAGAATAAAAGTCAAAAAAAAGTTTGAAAAAAATTTAAAAAAACTCTTGACAAAATAAAAATATATGTTTGAATACAACCAGATTTTAAAAGAAATCGCCGTATTCGCAAGCTCCAAAATAAAATACAACAAAAACACAAAGTAAAATTTACAGGAAGCGCGCACTCATTAACCCGCGCAACCTACAAACAAAACACAAACAGAAAGAACAAAAAATGAAAGACAACAAAAAATCAAAAACTCTCGCGAAGAAACCAGAAGCCCCGAAGTTTAAAATCGGGCAAGAGGTATTTTTCCCCGTATCTGGCTCTCCTGAGAAATGGATAATCCAGCAATCCAAAATCGTAGGGCTGACCTATGAGTTCATAGATAAAACAGGCGAGATAGTCCACACGGGCTATACAATGGCGAGCAACGCATCTAACGAGAGCAGCACAAAGGCCAACGTCGTCTATGCCACTCTCGAAGAGTGCAAAAAGGGCCTCTCCGAGCTAAGGAAGGAAATCGACAAGAAAAGCGAAGAGGTCTGCGAATGCACTTGCCACTCGCTTGGCGACTTGCTCTCGAAGATTGGCGAAAAGCTGAAATCCGAGGACTAATCATCGAGATATGCCCTGCGGGGAGGTCTTGCCCGCTTGCTCGCAGGGTTCGCCAAAAATTTTTAAGTGAAACCAAAAAAACAAAAAAAGAAAGACAAATAAAAAATGAATACAGCAAATACAAATGAGGCATTGTCGAATGCCATAACGTCAATCATTCGCGACATTTCGTCCGAGGCTAAATACTCCTTTGACAGGGTTTTTGCCGAAACCAAAGCAGAGCTCGAAGCCAAGCAAGACGAAGCAACAGAGCTTGTGAAGACGCTTACAGACCAAATTGATAGCGTCAAAAATATGGGGAAGCGCATTGTTAATATCGGCACGCCCAAAGCCCCCGAAAAAGCCCTTGTGCACTCCGCCTTCGACATCATTTTGAGAATTATTAAGAGCGGCAAGCGCAAGGAAAAGAATGTTATGCTTGTAGGCGCGGCGGGCGGCGGCAAGACATTGCTTGTTAAGACAATCGCCAACGCCATAGGCAGACCGTTTTATCCCTTCTCCGTAGGCTTGCAGACCACGAAATCAGACTTGCTTGGCTTCATCAATGCTCACGGGGTATATATGCCCTCAATTATTCGCGAAGCCTATGAGAAAGGCGGCGTATTGCTCTTGGACGAATTTGACTGCGGACATGCTGGCGTAATCACAATCCTTAACTCGCTTTTGGCAAACGGGCATTGCTCATTCCCCGATAAGGTGGTGGACAAACACCCCGACTTTATCTGCCTTTGCGCTTGCAATACATACGGCAGAGGCGCGACAGTTGACTATGTTGGGCGTAATCGTCTTGACGCCGCAACTCTCGACCGCTTTATTGTGGTCAACGTCGATTATGACGAAGCACTCGAAGAGATTTTGACGCAGAACCGAGTATGGCTACAAATTGTACGCGCAATTCGCCAAAACGTCTTGGAGCAAGGCATAAAGCATATTGTTTCGCCTCGCGCCTCTATGGACGGCGCAGACTTGCTTGAAGAAGGCTTTACGGTCGAAGAGGCCCTCGATATGACAGTGTTTAAGGGCGTCGAGATAAGCCTTCGCGAGAGAATGCTCAAAGGCGTAAAGATGCCTACAAAGAAGGAACTAAAAGATGAAATAAAGAGGTGCAAAGCCGAGGCGCAGGAAGCCAAAGCGCAGTCTGGCAATGCCGAGAATGGCGACAGTAAAGACGGCGAACAGGCTGACGAAGAAACCGTAAGCAGACTTGCAGACGCGAGCTATGCTGGCTCTTGGCAGGGCGGCGAAGACAAGCCGTCGGGCGAAAATAGGGAAGGCGAAGTCGTATCGGAGGTAGAATACTATGACTAATACAACGTCGCCAACCTTTAAAGAGAGGTATTGGAGCAAGACTGGCGACAAGCCCACGTCCAGTTTGCTTGGGTTCCTCTCGACCGCAGGTGTCGCAGAATACTTGCGCAAAGGCTTTGCCGAGTTCCCCGAAATGAAAACCATAAGGAAGAACAAGGACGCAGAACATCGCGAATGGGCGGGGGGGTGCACCATCGCCCAAGTGATGGAACGCCTGAAATACGGCAATCCCGAATACACGCAGGCTTTTCTGGACGGCATTGAAGATGAGGGCTTGTATGTCGAGGATAACACGGGCATTGGAATGGACGTCGAAGGCGTCGCCTATGACATGGGCGCAGTAGTCGAAGACGTTCCAGAGTGCTGCTTGACTCACGGCTATCCTGAGCCGCACAGAATGCTTAAAATGTGCGTAGATATTACGTTTGATTGCTCTATCGACACTGGCACAATTCGTCGCCGAGGCGTCGCAATCGTAAATCTAATAAATACCCTTATTCAGATGGGATACATTTTGGACGTAGATATTATGTACATCCATGATAGCCACAATCTGGTGGGAGGGAGAAATATGTACGAGTTTTTCAAGCTCAACACGCAGACGCAGTGCATATCCGAGGTTGCATTCTACATGACCCCTGAGTTCATGCGCGTTCTTTGCCTTGCCATTACCGAAATCCACGAGGGCAGACTTGGCGGCGACATTGAAATTGGGGGCCACGCGAGAGGTGAGATTGAAAAGGATTTTCTCAAAGCAATGCAAGAAGAGGGAACCTTTTTTATTGGCGGCTCATATAACGACGAGAATATGCGCAACCTTAACACGCAAGAGGAAGCAAACGCCTTAATCGTCAAGAGGTTCAACGAGTTCTGCGCAAGCAGAGGGCAGAAAGGCATACCAAATGATTAAAGCAATATTAGCATTATCAGTTGCGAGCATTGCCATCGGGCTTGTCGTAAAGGGCGAAATAGTGGCTCCCGTAATGATTGCCATAGCTATGGTAGTATGTATGGCTGACGAGAAAGGAGAAAAATAAAATGGCTATCAAAATTTTGCAAATACACCTCTGGACAGAGAAAGACCCCGTGCGTAAAGACTTGCGGCTATATATGCAGGTCTTAGAGCAAAGCGGATTGCCTGCGGATAAGCCTGACGGCAAGGTGCGCATAGTGGGAAGTCCTGATATCTCGTCTTGGTATTGGCCCGATGATAACAATGCCCGTCGCCTGTTTTTGCGAGGGGAAGACCATTCGGAGAGATACAGAACCACCTATTGCACATACGGGAAAGCAAACCCCGATAACATCAAGCGCATTGACGATGGGTTCGATGACGTGATTAAATACATCTCCGAAGAAATTTTCGGCGGCGTCTACCCCGAAAGCCAAGACTTTATTTTCCCAGCCCAGAAAGTCTGGGTGAGAAATTCAGAGGACGAAGAATGGGTTCCCCGAAAGCTCATTCAGATACTCCCTGCAAACTATCGCCAGAGATATGTTTGCGAATGGGAAACCGACAGAAACAGGGTTCAGTTATTCTCAATGATTAGCGAAGAAGACCTCTTCGGAAGGCGTAAGGCCGATTTTGAACCCCGTGATAAACTCTTTACATGGATTGTACAATACAACCAACAAACAGAAACCAAATAAATAAAGGATATAAAAATGGACATGGAGCCAAACAGTAAAGCATCTGAAATTATCGAACTCGACAACGTGGCTTCGCCCGTGGCGATTAGCCCACTGGAAGCACTGGAACGCGCCAATGTCGACATCGCAATCGCGACGGCAAACAAATACCCCCGAGACATCGCAAGGGTAAAGGACGACATTAAGAGCATGGCTACGCTCGACCAAGAGACGGCTCAGGCTTGCTTTTATACATTGCCTCCGCGCAAGGGCGAAAGGGCGGGGAAGCGCATTCAGGGTCCGAGCGTAAGACTCGCGGAAATCGCTGTCTCTTGCTATCGAAACATCAAGGCCGCATATCGCATTATCGCCGACGACGGCAAATTCATTGTTGCGCAAGGCGTTTGCCATGACTTGCAACAGAACGTTTCGACCTCGGTTGAAATCCGTCGCCGAATTACCAACAAGGAAGGCGTACGCTATTCTGACGATATGATACAGACGACTTGCCAAGCTGCGGGCGCAATCGCATATCGCAACGCTGTATTCAAGGTTGTGCCTATGGCTTTGGTAAAACCCGCATTCGACGCCGCAAAGAAGGTGGCTGTCGGCGAAATGAAAAACTTGTCGGAAAGGCGCGGTCTTATGATTGATACCTTCGGCAAAATGGGCATCGAAAAAGAAAGGGTGCTCAAAGCCGTGGACAGGGCAAGCGTCGAGGAAATCACGCTGGACGACTTGGAAGCCCTGATTGGATATTACAACTCCATTAAGGACGGCGAGTCTTCGGTAGAGGAAATCTTCCCTGTAATCAAAGAAGAGCCGAAGGTGAACATGAAGAAGCTCTTTGAGAAAGGCGAGAAGGTAGAGGAAGGGCAAGTAGAAAACCCGAAAGCTTAAAAAATAGGGGGCACAAGCCCCCGCCCACGCAAATCTAAAAAAGAAAGACAAAAAAATGGATAATAACAATACACTCTCGCCAATCCAAGTTGCGCAATTTCTTGGAATGGAATACCAGAGCTTGCTTGCTCGCCTTGAAAAAGGCTTTCTCGGAGCGATTAAGGCCACAAAGAATTGGAGCATCCCCGTAAAGGAGCTAAATGACTTTGTGGCAAAATTCACGGGTAATCCCCAGAGCTTTGGGGCAATGTATGCTGCGGGCGAGCATCTCGACGTACAAAATAACGCCCCCATCGGACATATCACTCCCGACAAGGCCGCGAAGGTTTTGGGCATTGACCTTAAATATCTGTTTACGTTGATAGCCAAGCGCAAAATGACGTACAATCCCGAGTTTAGCAAGTTTGGGTTTAGGTATATCCCTAACGAAAGCCTCGAAGCTTTTCAGGCTAATTGGCATCGGAAAGGCAAGCGAGCAAATCCCGCGCAAGGTGAGCTTGGAATGGAAGGCAACGATAGCAAATCTATTCCCGCGCTTTTGGCTCTCGAAGAGAAAGTCGCCAAGCTTTCAACCGAATTGGCAAACGTAAAGTCCATAGCCAATCTCGCATTGAAAATTGTGAAAGAAAACATTGTCAAATTCCAAATAGACCGAATCGCCGAATTAAATAGGAAGGAACAGGAAGATGGAAAAACCGAAGCCACTTGGCAACAGTGAAGAGCTCATTCAGAAGGGCGTAGATATGGTCTTGCAAGCCCTATCCACAGATGATAGGCGAGGAATGATATCTTGCAGTGCGCTTGCTCGAATCTTCGCGTGCCCTGCGTCTTTCAACTTGGAAAAGTTTGTCAAAACGCACTACCCCGACAAAAGCTTTGATACAGACGATAGTCGCAGGGGAGACAGGTTGCACAAGGCAATGCAGACCTTTGGAACGCGCAATCAAGACCTCTCAGATGTCAAGCCCGATGAAGTGGAGTTCCTCGAATTTTGCCATAGCAAGTTTTTGTCTGTCTTAAAGGATTACGCCCAACTGGACGCCGATAGCGGCGTTTTTGTCGAGCGTCGACTCTGGGCAGGGGGAGTCCTGAGCGGTCAAATTGACAAGGCGATTGTGTCCGAAAAGCTCAAACGCGCAGAAATCTTCGACTGGAAGTTCGGCACACAGCCTGTACCCCCTGCCGCAGAAAACTTACAAATGGCGGGATATGCTCTGTTAGCCTTCGAGAATTTCGAGGTCGACACAGTGGTAGTCCACATTGTAAGCCCTTGCGCATTCGGCAAGAAATATTCATCTGTCGCCTATACGCGGGAGATGGAACCAGAGCTATCTCACCAAATCATAAGAGCATTGGCAAAGGCCTACAAAGAGGACGCGCCCTACGCATCTGACATTGGTGCTCATTGCCAATTTTGCATCGCGAAAACAATCTGCAAAAAACAACTCGAAAACTGCACAGCAATTATGAACAACGACCAACAAATAGTATTAAGCCCACAAGACTTCTCTCTAACGATTGAGAATTTCGACCAGATTACCGAGAAGCTGAATATATGCGCCGACAGGATAAAAGCCGCTACGCGCCTTATAGAGCAGCTCAAAGAAGCGCACTATAATTTTGCGCGAGACAACATTGAAAACCTCCCTAACTATGAGTTCAAAGCAGGGTCGGAATCTTTCAAGGTTGACGATATGGCGGAATTTTTACAATCCTTGCATTCTCGCATTCCTGCCATCGACGAAGCCAAATTCTTAAAGTTTTTGAGCGTCAGCAAGTCTGCGATGGACGAAATGGTAAAAACCGAGGGCAAGATAAAGGCGAAAGACTTGAAGGACTTCTACCGAATCTTGAATGGGTGCCATTTTGAGCAAGGCAAGGAAAAACTTGTAAGAAAGAAGGAAGTGAAATGAAACTAATAAAAAGAATAATCGATGAAATCGTTTTTAAAAAATTCTACAAGGATATGCGGATGAGAAACGTAGGAATAGGAAGGAACAAACAATGCTAACGTATAAAGACCAAACATTTTGTCGTTTCGGCGACGCGAACAACGAAAAGTGCAAAGAGTGCTATCGCTTTTTTGACGAAGAAAAATATCGCAAATTCTGCGAGCAAAGAGGTTTTGAAGTCCCTGTGGCATTCTTCGAGGAAAAGCCCTGCGAAGTAGAAAAGGAGCTGAAACGGTGAGAATAATTACTTTGATTATTTGCTTATTTACGGCTTTTTCGAGCCTCTATTCAGCGATACAGGACCATTATCTAAGAGCGATTTATTTGTTACTTTGGTGTGTGATATTGTACGCATCTTCAAAGGAGGAGGACAAGAAATGAGCGACAACTACTTTTTGTCCCTTTCCTACGCTGTCAAAGACGCAAGCGGAAAGATAAGGCATTATCGCGGGATATTTGCGAACAACAAACACCGAAAGTATTACTTCAATGTGAAGCGCGTAAACGAATTTGAATTTGACGCAAACTTGAAACTCGAAACTTTGCGCAAGTATGAAGCGGAGCTTTACACTTGCAAGTTCCACGTCCGAGACGCCTACAACGCAATAAAATCCGCGCTAAAAAAGATGGCAGGCGGAATTGCTGTTCGCGATGTAGACATAATGCGCGTTGAGGCACAAAGGGCATTTCCAGAAGATTTTAAGGGCGCAATAACCTATGAGCGTGCGGAAAAAGTAATTGGAAAGGCAATTTAACCGCAACCAAAAAAAGGAAAAAACAATGAAAAAACTAAAATTACGCATAGCAAAATTTGACAAACTGCTTATCGTCCAACAGTTGGAAAAAGCTGGTGAGTTTAAAAGAACCAACCACGTTAAAGTTGATGGCGATTTGTATCTTTTCGCGGCGTCTATTGATTTGCAAGAAAGGACTGACGATAAAAGTGCAAATTGTCGCGAATTTATCGACAACACCGAGCGCGACGAATACGCCGCGAACCTCATCAAGTGGATAACGAAAGAGCAGTTCGGTGGGGATAGAAAACTCGAAGTTGGCAAAGAATGCTTGGTAAGCGACGACAGAAAAGAATGGAGCAAAACCCATCTTTTAGCGATATTACCAAAAAATAAGAATTATCGTTATATCGTATGTTCAAACCTTGAAAATGAAGAATGGACGTCTTGCGAATACGCCAAGCCAATCAGCGATTGTTTAAAAATCGACGGCGAAATTTACACTTGGGAAATGGAGGAATAGGCAATGAATAACGAAAAATTGAAGCCCTGCCCGTTCTGCGGCGGGGAGGCGGAAGTAAAAAGGGGTGAAATATGGCTTTATAACGGCAACCGATATGACCCTATGAACTGGAATGGTTGGATTGTTTCGTGTAAGAATTGTAATCATATAGAGGAGGGCGTTGAGAAGTCGGAGGCAATCGCCGCTTGGAACAGGCGCGAGACAGGCAGGATTACCGAAGAAACAAGAGGCAAAGCAACATTGACACTTCCCGACGGCAAAGAGGTTCACGTTTACGAGACTCCCGACCCATTCTCTCCGCTTACCCTCGACGAGAACGAGATAGACGCGATTCGATACCTTTGCTCCTGTGCAGTTGTGGACCATATGCTTGGGCGCGGCGTTAAATTCGACGTTTCGGGAAGTCGAGCGCAGTTGATTATGGGGATACACGAAAAATGCGAAACGGCTTTAAGAGAATCAAAGGGAAAGGACAAATAATGAAGAAGAAAATAATCAACAAAATCTCTTGCTTTTTAATGGTGGTTTTGTTTTTATGTTACGCAATTTTAAAGCCGATACACTATGTGGTTTGTGCAATTTTTAATCTTCTTGAAAAGCATGTGGACGCTTTAATGGACAAGGTTTTCGACGATGAATAATACTCAAAAACTCCAATTCACCCTGACTATAATACCGCCTAATTCGACCGCCCAGAGCGGCAAGAAATTGGGGACTATTATCAACAAAAAGACAGGAAAAGCCTTTGCGAGAATGTACAAGACCAAGCAGAGCATCGAGGTGGAAAAGTGCTACTACGCAGTCTTGTACCAGCACAGACCGCAGAAAATGCTTACAGGCCCCTTGAAGCTCGAAGCGAAGTTTTACTATCCTTACAGGAAGTCGGAGAAGAAGAGCATTGTCAAAGCAGGAAAGCTCGTCCCAAAGACAACAAAGAGCGATTGCGACAACCTATCTAAGCAATTCACCGACGTGCTCACCAAGCTTGGTTTTATGGAAGACGACGCATTGATTTTTGACTTGCATATCGTCAAGTACTGGGCCCCTGAGGGTAAAATCGAAGTTCAACTCGAAGAGGTGGAACAATGAAGCTACAAAACGTATTAAGCCTTTTTGACGGCATGAGTTGCGGACAGCTCGCCCTGCAAAGGGCTGGCATATCCTACGAGAACTATTTTGCGTCTGAGATTGACAAGTACGCAATGAAGGTTACGATGACTAACTTTCCCGACACGAAACAGCTTGGCGACGTTTGCAATGTAAAGGGCGAAGAACTCCCCCAGATAGACTTGCTCTTGGGCGGTAGCCCCTGTCAGGGCTTTTCGGTTGCGGGCAAGCGTCTGAATTTTGAAGACCCGCGAAGCAAGCTATTCTTCGAGTTTGTAAGGCTTTTAAAGGAATGCAAGCCGAGATATTTCTTGCTGGAAAACGTCGTAATGAAGCAAGAATACCAAAACATTATCACCGAGCACTTGGGCGTTCGTCCTGTAATGATAAATTCTTCTCGATTTTCGGCGCAAGACAGGAAGCGTCTTTACTGGACAAACATCCCATTGCCCATTTGCGGCATAGAGAACCCCTCTACCGTTGAGGACATTCTGGAAGACGAAGTAGACGCGAAATATTGCGTCGAACCGACGCTTCAAGTGGCTATTTGCAAAAATGAAGTTGCTCGCAAAAAGATAGCCCATATTGGGAAGGCGGGACAAGCAAGCGACATCTTCAAGATTTATGACAAGGCAGTGACGCTTTGCGCCAATGGCGGCGGGTGGGGCGCAAAAACAGGCTTGTATGCGCTTCCTTGCCTGACGCCAGATAGGGTTGAGAAACGTCAGAATGGGCGCAGATTCAAGCCGCCGCACTCGAAATTCTACACTCTCACCGCGCTCGATAAACATGGCGTTTTGACAAACAATTTTATCCGAAGGCTTACGCCGATTGAATGCGAAAGGCTTCAAACCGTTCCCGACAATTATACGGCATCTGTAAGCGATTCCCAGAGATACAAGATGTTGGGCAATGGTTGGACGGTTGATGTTATCGCTTGGATTTTGAAAAATATAAAGGAATAATTATGATTATGAACAATACAGAACAAGAACAAAAAATGCAAGACCCCCTTATTACCGATGAACTTATTCGCATTGCGAATGCGTTGGAAAGCATAGCAGAAACGTTAAAGGCGCAACCTCGCGGCGAATACAAACCGAAGGCGAAGGCAAATAATAGCACAAGCACCGAAATATTGGACGGCATCGTGAACGATTGCTTCCAGACCGATAAGGTCATAAGGTATGAAGTGTATGTCGGGACCGAATCCGTAAAAGCGATTATCTTCGCAAGCATATTCAACAAACACCCGAATCTCGCCAATTATAACAAAGGCGACAGGATTAGGGTTTTTGGCGAGTGGCGCGACGACGATTTTCGCGGCCAACGCCAACACCAGTTCATTGTGCGCGGCCCCGTAGAACCGACAGAGGAAAGAGCCGAGCCTGACCCGAAAAAGAGCGACGAGCTCGAAGACGACGTGCCATTTTGATTATGAAAGAGAATAAGTGCCAGTGCTTATACTGCAAGGCATATAGATATGCCAAGCAAACCGACGATTGGACGCCATTGGCGATGCACCTTGCCACCTATATTCAGGAAACAAGAGCCAATATGGGCATTCTTTCGGCGGCTACTGGAAAGACCGCAACGTGCCTTTCCGACGAAGAAGATAAAGTGGGAAGTTTGCTTGCAGGAATGGAATACGACTTGGAAGAAGCCGAAGCCATCTTAGCAAGCATAGACCCAGAGAAAGTAAAAATAGACGGACTTTTAACAATTAAAGAAGGACAATAATATGGAAGAAAAACCAAAGAGGAAATACAATTACACCAAGAAGACAGGTCGCCCTGCAAGAAGTTGCGAGACTGCCTACATGGGATACCGAATCGATAAAAAACTCAAAGAGGAGTTTGACAAGCTTGGGCCTCGTCGTCGCATTGCGTTGGAATATGCGATGGCGGATTACATAGGTTATCCGAGGAAGAAGATAGGCAAATAATTTTCGTGGAGGTGTGCCGTGGCTATTAAAATTAGAATCTCCGACGAAGATTTTCGCCTTGTTGCCGCTCGCTTTTCGCCAGAAGAGAAGGCGAATGCAATGGATTTGCTTTTGTCTGTGCTCGTAGGTGAAACACCAGAGGTCGCGCCGATATCCGAGAGGGTAGGCGACTGGTGGTACCAAATCTCCGACAAGCTAACCAAAGAGCGTGATAGCTATATCACTTTTTGCTCAAAGGCAAAAGACTATGGCAGAAAGGGCGGACAACTCAAAAACAAAGGGAGGGGGTGGATTCCTCCTACGCCAGAAGAAGAAAAGGCGTTTGCCGAAGAGAAAAAGGCAAAGGAAGAAGCTGTCAAAGCGAAGACCGCAAAGAAATTTGTGCCGCCAACCGAGCAAGAGTGCATAGATTACGCTCTCGAAGTCGGGCTTCCTCGCAGAGAAGGCGAAAAGTTCTTCGCGCATTACGAGAACGTCCATTGGAGAGTCGGTCGCTCAACCAAAACCATGAGCGACTGGAAACTCGCGATGAAAAAGACGTGGAGAAACAATTATATCGACAGGGGCGGGAAGCTCAATGCTCCGCAAATCCCCAGCAACCCCTCTGGGAGCCCTCAGGACGGCTCGGAAATTGAAAAGAGGGTAATTACATACCTTTCAGACGAAAAGACGTTTAAACGCGAATTTTGCCAACAATTTAACCCGCAAGACTTGTTCAATCTTCCCAGTTCATACAAAGACATTCCCGAAGAGCAACAGCGCATCCTGTTTGGCAAGGTGGCGGCATACATTAGAAACGGAGAATTGTCGCTATGACCAAAGGCATTAGTCTTTTGGGGCAAGATATGCCCCACAATCAAGACGCCGAGGAAGGCTTGCTTGCGTGCCTAATGATTGACGACGACGGCACTGTGACGAATATGTGTATGTCGCGCAAGATTACGCCTGAATACTTCTATTCGCAAAAAAACCGAATCGTCTATATGGCGATTATGGAAGTGGCGTCGGAAGGCAAACCTTGCGATTGCGTCCTGCTATCTGATAAGCTCCAAAAAAAGAACGAGCTCGAAGCCATTGGCGGTATGTCAGAGGTGTTTCGTATTTCCCAGAGGGTAGAGACTTCGGCTTTCGCAGGGCATTTCCTGAAAATAGTCAAAGACAAATACTTCTTGCGAAACCTCATAACGATTTGCGCGGAAACAATAGACAAAGCCCAACAGGGAAAGGACGAAGACCCGCGCTCGCACTTGGAATACATTCAAGAGAGGTGTATGGGGTTGGACGTCGAAACGACCGACATTAACAATAGCATTGAGCGCATCGCAAGCGAAGTGGAAGCCGAGATAGAATTGCCCCCAGATAAAAGGCAATCTAAGGCTATCAAGACAGGTCTCGACGTATTGGACAATTTGATTGATGGCTATTATCCCCAACGAATGATTACAATCGCGGGGAGACCTGCCACGGGCAAAACGTCAATCCTTCTATCGTCTATTCTCGAAATGGCGATGAATTATGCGACGCCTTGTCTGTTTTTTAGCTTTGAGATGAGCGAGCAAGAGATTGCAAAGCGTTTTGTCGGAATGCTAACAAACCTGCCTCTTCCGCGCATAATGGACAATCGGCTAAGCACTCAGGAAAGGATAGCAGTTCAGAAGGCCTTTGCGGTGATAAAGAGCCTTCCCATTTTCGTCGTGGAAACTTCCGATATGACCGTTGAGGGAATCGCCCTCAAAGTTCGGCATATGAAGAAGAGGCACAATATCCAATTCGTGGGCATCGACTATTTGCAGCTCATTTCAGCGACGCAATCGAAAGGCACTCGCGAGTCGGAAATTGCCCATATAAGTCGCTCGATTAAGAAGATGGCAAAATCAAACAATCTGCCAATCGTAATGCTCGCGCAACTAAATAGGTCTGTCGAATACGAGAATCGTAAGCCAAGACCAAGCGACCTGCGCGATAGCGGCTCTATCGAGCAAGACTCCGACCAAATCATTCTGCTTAATCCTATGGGCGTAGACGATGGCATACCTAAGCCGAAATATGACATAGAGGTGATTAAGGGCAAAGACCGACATGGCGCGTGCCCGCTAACCCAAATCGCCCAGTTCAACAAACAGGCGACCCGATACGAAAGCTCCAAATCCGTTTATTTTAAGGCTGGCGCAAGAGAGCTTGATTTCTCTCGCAAAGGCCCTAATGATTATGATGACAGACAACCTTTTTAATTTCTAATAAAATATGAGAAACAAAAAATCCTTCAATACATCAGGCGTAATATCTGCGCTCCCTAACCACAAATGCTTTTGTGGCGGGGAAGCCTTTATCCAAGAAACCGCAGGAATAGACGGTCACCGAGTGGTGAGTGTCTTCTGTTCGCAATGTAACAATAGAACGCGCTTCTTTACAGGAAGAACCCCTCGCGAAATGCGGGAAGAAGCAATTCACGCTTGGGACGTTTTTAATCGGAGTGCATCTAAGTATTCAAAAGAAAGGAAATAAAATGATGGTAAATATTATCGCAAGACTGGAATTTTTGCGCAAATACGCAAAAACAATCCACTACAACTACGCAGGGCCCGACTTCTTGGGCATCCATACATACATGGACGCCGTAGCCAAGCCTATCGACGAGTTCATAGACGAAATCAAGGAAAAGTACTTTATGTACAACCAAATGCAAGTACCGAGCTTTGAAACAATCGACTCGCTGACAATCGAAATGCTTAAAACTGCAAGCGGCGAAGGCTATTCAGTCCAGAAGCTCGCACAGGAATGCAAGGCTTTTGTCATAACTCTTGATGAGGTCATAAATACAATGAGTTCAACGCTCGACAATGGCGACATCGATTTGCTTAGCCGAATCGAATCGCACTTTAAGACCGTTGTGGCATTGCTACAAAACGTGCACCCAATGTAAAACTTTCGCCCACGCAACACACACGGCATACACAAAAAGGGAGGCTCGCGGGAACAACAAACCGCGAGCCTCTTTCACTACTCTAACTAAACGAACTAACGTATATGGAAAAATTCTAATCTGACGCCGCGTATGGGCCTTTTTTGTCCCTCGCGCTTTCAAGCTGTCTTTGCATTAGCACTTCGGCTATCATGTCTACCTTCCCGCGCATATATTTGAGGTCGTCTTCGATGTGCTTCAAGCCGCTGTTATACTCGCTGCGACTAACAAAGTCTTTGGAAATTTGGGCGTAAGTCAGGTGGATTTCCTTGTTCTCCATGTGAGAATCAAGCTCTGCCTTTGTGTAGTATAATGCCCCAGAAAAAGAGGCTATAACAGACCCGATTGTTAATATTGTCCTAATCCACCCCTGCTTCTCCGAATGTGTCATTGGTCTGCCCTTCATTACCCTACTGCGATTCTATTATTCTCTCTAAACTCGTGATTTTTTCAAAGGCCGCATCTACGAAATTGGGAGCCGCCTTAACAGCCGACTCAAACTCTGGATGCTCCATAAGCTCTTTCGTGTTGTCTATTCTTGCATGAAAGATTGCGCACCCAGAAAAGGCAAGTAAAAAAAACAAAATTGCGATAAATTTAATTAGCTTCACCATCTTTTTCATCTTTCTTAGCGAGAACCTCTTTTATCTTGTTTTTGTTTCGCTCGTTCTTTTCCTTCTCGCGTGAGAAAGCCTCTGCCACGTTTGCCTCGTTTGCCCTCTCTACGGCAATCACCACCATATCTTTCAATGACGGAATCGCCTTGAAGATTGCAACCAATAGACTAATAATGGCAGAGACCATGCTCATTAACCCACGCAAATCTTTTTAATCAACCACCAAAGAAGCCTTTGATGATGTTTACGATGGCGTCAATCCAAGACGTTGTGCCTTGAAGAGCCGAGCCGATAATGACCAAGCTCGCACCAATGATTGCACCCTTTGCCGTCAAGAACGCGCCTACCGTTTCTTTCCATGTTTTTTTTGCCACTGTTGTTTCTTCAACTTTTATTTCTTCTGACATGATTTACCCTTTCTATTTGTTCAAAGATTTAAGTTTCTGGTCGGCATAATACGCCATAAACGCCTCATTCTTGTCGTTTTGGAGAGCTTCCCAGTTATTCTTTACCGCGTCCACCGTATCGCGGTACTGCGCGAACGTTTGCGCGATTTGCGACAAGATTTTATAGTTCTTTTCTGCGTCGAGCTTCGCCTTGCGGACGGAAAGAAGAAGGTTGTCAAAATTCTTGGCAAGCTCGACCTCCGAAACGTATTTTAACGCCGCTTCGGGGTCGGAGTGGGATTTTACGGTTAGCATTAAAATCCTGTATTCCGCCATCTTGTAGCCGCCGACAGACTTAAAATCACGGGCTTTCAAGGCGTTGTAGTTTTCGATGGTTTCGTTTGCAAAGTGGTGCAAAACAGAACCACCGGTGGTTATGGTGTCAAAATCCTCTCCCGTTTCCAAACCCTTGTTTTTTGCCACTTTCCCAACGCAATAATCCCAACGACCGCCGTTGTTTGCATTCTTGCGGACTTCCAAATACTCCGCGATGTCCGACGCCGCCAAGACCGCAAACGGCTCAAACGCCTGAATTGTCGCCTCATTTATGGGGATGTCTTTATTTTCGCAAACATCGTTTGCCGCCTTAATCTGCGCGTCAGTGATTGCAAACGCCGCAACGCCCGCAAGTGTTAGTATGATTGATATGATTAGTTTTTTCATAGTTTACCTTTCTAAGTATTTTTGGAGTTCTTTTAAAAATTCCTGCATTGAAAGCCTGCCTTGTTCGACATCGTAGAGCTTGAACCCGAAGTATGAGAACTCGTCTATCCCGTCTTTATACATCTGCCAAGCTTTTGGATTATCAAGGCGCATTTCCAACGTTTCCTTGCGAGCTTGCATTTGAGGTGTCAAGTCTGTGGAATTTTCGCCTGCCAAATAGAAAGGCTCTGCAAATGCACTTTCAATTTTTTGAAGTTCAGAAACAATGTCGGCATTGGCTGACGCCACTGCGACGATTAGAGTTAATGTTATGATTATTTTTTTCATGGTTGTTGAATTGGTTGAGGAACTACGGTTCTCCAAACGGGCAGACCGTCTTTTGTCTTTTCAATGCTCGTCGGGGAGCATTTCAAATAAATGTACTGGTTTCCCTGAGGCGCATTTTTGGCATTCTTGCCGAAAATTGATTGAATTGAAGTGCCACCGACTGTCGTGCCTGTGAAATTCGGCTGAATGATTATGCCCCCAATCGTCGGAGTTGAACTTCCCGTTATAGTCTGCGCGTGCTCGTAAATCGTCCGCGCATTTGATGAATTATGGACATACTCAATCCATTCCCTGCCTTTCCCCGCGCCATTATTTTCGTTTTCGGGAGACGTGTAGAATATCTTTGCGTTCAAGTCTGTTGCGGGATTGCTTTCATAATCTCCGCCCATTTGCGCTCCCCATTGAGTAGACACCCAATAAATCAAATTGCCACTTGCATCCAAGACCTTAAATTCTCCGTCAGTCCATTCAGTATTTTTAGGTACGGAATAATCCGTTTCTTTCACTATGGACATATTGAAGTTTGCAATCCTATACGAACCTGTATCGCCTCCCATACAACCAACCGCAATCGGTTTGGATAAATCACTTCCAATTACAGTCAAATCAACAACTTCCTCAACCTTTGTCCACGTCTCAAAATTAAACAGGCTTCTTGCAAAGTTTTTTATTACAACTCGATTGTTCGCAGTTAAACCATTTGTCCAAATCGTAATAGGATTAGTATCATCGGATATTTTCTTTGCGTAAAACGAAATTTTAATTTTAACAGTTTGACCGCCATATTCCTTTAAATCAAAATAGTTTATCCGTAATGCCCCAGAAGTTGCTCCTACTGCTATTGTATAATAAGTCGTGTAATCGATTGCATATTCAATTCCAAGAGACGCCGCTTCGGTATCGTTTGTTAAATCTGCATTTGCAATGTACTTTGTGCCGTATCCGCTTCCGTCCGATGAAGTCCAAGCCCCGCTTGTCTTTGCGACACCAGTATATCCCCCTGAAACGGAAGCTCCCATATTAGGGTCTGAATTTACAAAAATTAAATCTTCAAATGTCTGCGTTTCCTCCGCATCAAATGCGTTTACGCTCGGCGTTGTGTCGATATTTACCTGCCATCCGTTAATTTGAAAATAGTCGGAAAATTCGGGGTTTGCCGAAATCACCTGCGTTGCAGTAGGGGCAACCAATACATTTTCGTCATCAACCATTACGGTCGCAGGTCCGCCGCTCTCTGGCGGGTCGTACCGAGCGGCGTTTGTCACGCTTGCGGCAAGGAAGCCCAAGCCCATTGCTAAGATATATTTGATGCTTTTCATAAGTTATTCTTCTCCCTCTTCTGCTACAACAAGAGTTGGGTTTTTCTTTGTCCCGCCTATGTAGACTGAGTGGAACAAATCGGTTGTTATATTGTACAGTTGAAAAATGTTATCATCGTTTATCCTATAATTGCCATTAGGACCCCCAGACGGGAAATTGTCAATCGCAAATTTCAAAGCCTCGCTTGTAGTGTCTGGGGTTGACGAAACGGTGAGTTGCGGGTGCCCCACTGGCCCCTTAACCCAAATCGGATAAAAGTTATTGTCGGTTACATTGATTAGCTCAAAGATGTAATCTGTCGTAACCCGAAAATTTGAGTTATCTTGCCAGCTAATAAGAGTCTGACGATTTAATAATATCATTATTCAAAATCCTCCATGCCCACGCAGAAAATGCGAGTGCTACCATAGGCGGTGTTTGCCAAGCCCTGTACAAGAGTTGTATTCGCTCTTAAAGGAAACATCGCCGACCTATTGTCGTCTTCGCCACTTCCAAATTCAAAAACATTTGTTTTATTGCCATACGTTATCTTGATGGTAGTTTTAGCGTTTCTGTCGGTGTAAAAATAGCACCAGCAATCAAAAGGGATTGTCAATGTAGTATTCGCCGCCCAAGTCGCAACAGAGGATTCGCTTCCAACCAAATACTGCACAGTCGACCAGTCGGGAAAACGAGGGAATGCGTTTAGCGAAGAGCGCAAGGCGAATAGCTTCACCCATGTAGTATTATCTGTCGGCACAAAAGTATTGTTATCTACGAGGGATTGGTAAGCTGCCTTATTTACGGAATCCCCACTTGGATAGATAACGATTGCGCCTCGCGGGTATCCGCCGAAATTCGGGTCAGTCTGAATCCTTTCGTTGTATTCGTTGGGCAGGATGCCAAATTGCGAATTAAATTGCGTAGTAGACCAAACGTTATGCAATCCGCCGTGGTCGCCAGCGCGAGACGGAATACCCCCTGTGCCATCTTCCTTGACAGGCTGGGCAGTGATAAGGGGAATGCCTTGTCTCCAAGAAAACTGATTCGGGGTGCCCCCTAATTCAAGCGGAATATCGTTGTTCGGAACTTGGCTTCCCTCAGACCCGAAGGGAGCCAGTACCCATTTTCTTATGATAGAAGCTATGTTCATTTTGTTCCTTTTTTATAAGTTGTAGAATGTTCCAAGACCTTGCCTTACTTGCTCTGGGTCGAGCGTATTTTCATTTGTACCCCACGTTGAAAGGTCCATTCCCTCAAAAGAGAAAACGTTTCGATTCAATGCGGTTACGCCATAGTTAAGATTGACCCCCGCTGGGCGAGGCGCAAAATCCCCAAAGGTTATGATAGACAAATCAACATCAGAGGGAATGTAACCAAAAACTATACTCATTGTCATGTCGAAATTGTCCTGAATATAAACAGGTTTTTGCGGGAAAAGGTATTGCAAATAATTGTTAATATCGTGAACGCTGACATTGGAATGTAGCAAGAATAATCTCGCCAGCAAGCAACGCCTGTATGCCTCGTCGTTGAGCAACACGCCATCAAACCTCGGGGTATCAGGATTCGCCTGTACTCTAAATTGCGGATAGGGAACCCCAGAAAGCCAAATCTGATGCCAAGTTTCATCGTTTACGTTAAAGAACCTAAGGTGCCCATCGGTGTCTATCATATAGTTTTGTGGCGACACCACTGGTCGGCGCGTACCCAAAATCTTACCCCAGACTTCAAGCCCGAAGGAGTTCGCCGTTTTGAGGTTGAATACGTCGCGTTGCCAGTTCTTAACAAAGGTAGAAACCTCTTGCCCCCAAAAGTCTATTTCGGCTTGCAAGATTTTGTTTAGGCGCGATGCGTTGGAGTATTGCCAGAGGAATACTCTTTCGCTTCCTGCCAAATCTAAACTGGGATTGCCTATTCTCATAGCACTGATATATTGATATTTTCCTTGTCTATTGTGGCAATGTGCGTTGTTGGCACAGGGATTTCATTTATGCCTAAATTATTGGGAGAAGTCCCGATTGTACAAGCTTTAATATAGACCCCTATTTGATTGCTCAATACGGAAGTTATATCGAAGATAGAAATGGCTTTACCGATACTGACAGGCGGCACCCCTTCAAGATTACCCGCGAACCAATCAACTATAATATTGCGAACTGCGTCCGCAAGATTCGCCCCAGTGTATGAAACATTTTGAACCGTTAGCGACATATAGAGTTGCACAGGTTGCGCCATGTTGAATGTCATATTGTAGGGCGTTTGGTAGATTCCATCTCGCACTTGGATTGTGCGGACATAATCAGTATTCGCGACGGCAGACATATTGCACCCGCCGCTTCGCTTTTCAAGGATTGCACTTGCGACCTTTGTATCAAAAGTTGCATCGTTCGAGCCGCCATCGACGATAATCATAACGCCGTGGGCCTTTACGGTTTCGCCTACTGGAATCAAGGGGTCGTCAGCATTCGTTTTGTCGAATCCTTCGTAATTTTCGTAAATGTAGATGCTCTTCACTCCGTTTATTTCGTATATCGCGGAGCCTATACTATTTACCATGTTGGTAGACCACTTGAATTTGCTTTTGTCAATTCTCACCCTTAGCGCAGAATCGCTTTCCTGCAATGCGCCAAGCGTGCCCGCCGAGCCATTGTTTACGGTCTCCCAACCTTCTACCTCGGTTAGGATTTTATTCAAGGAATTTACAGGGCACTGAATCGGGCCCTCTTCCTTCGCGACAAAAGTGCCAGAGGCCGAGCCGCTCGCGTCCAAAAGAACGTCGCTCGAAAGCACAAAGACGTCGCCATCTTCGGTTTCAGCCTCTGCGCCCGCAGGTATGAGGACGTATCCCAGTGTAGATTCTGACGTTATTTCTGCGCTTTCTGTCGCTATTGATATTTCAATGCCGTAGTAATTGCCCAAAGACGAAAGCTGGGTGCTTGTAAGATTTACGACGTTATTACTTGCTGTCGCCACTACAAAGGAAGTAGAGGAATCACCATTGATTGCCGTCGCGAGATTAGACGCAGTAGCCGTTGTATTTCCGCCAATAGCCACATCGTCCCCGAACACATAGGTTATGTCATTGAGCGTAATAGAATCTCCGATTGACGGCTGTTCCGTGATAGTGATACTGCCTGTCGAATAGGTAAGAGGAGTTCCTGTCATTTGCACAAATCGCACTGTGGTGTACGTTTCTGCCTGTCGCTGAATGTCAAAAAATCCTGCGATTGCGTCCAAATATTCGCCCGTAGAATAATTCGGGTTTATCTGGTTGCACATGAATGCAAGCACATTCATTATGTTTTTTCTTTCGAGGGTCATCATCTCTATTATGCGACCCTGCGGCGTAGACGGTTCAAGAGACAATGCCTTGCCAAAAGCGTCTTGCCAAACGGCTTCAACCGTCGACTGAACGCTTGATGTATCGGCAACTACTGTACCGTTTGTTAGAACAAAATCATACGACATAAGACTCGTTTAATACTCCTCTTCCAAATGCGCTGTTAATGGTGCACTCATACTTTAAGGTATAAGTTTTAGGGTCGTAAGTTGTGTTGAAGTATTCAACAAAATTTACGTTTTCGACAGCTTCTATGGCTTCAATCATATAGGACTTCCAGAGCGAAACCAAAGTGCTATTTTCAAAAATTGTTTGCATATAAGGAATGCCCTTATTCATATCCAGTTGAAGCTCGAACCTGTGCGTCTGGACGACATTCTTAATCACTGCGAGCAACGCCTTAATATTTGTAAGATTGTCGTTGGTGTTGTCAAGCATTGCTAAATTATTATTGTCATCGAGGTATAAATCATTGAGCGTATCTACTGCATCAACGCCACCAGAAAGATTGGCGGGTGCTCTGAGTGCGCTATGTTGGCTATGGAGTACTATGGCGATTTCATTCGCCCACGCGCCTTCGCTCATCGCACTAAGCTTTATCTGTCCTCCCGCAAAAGACGCAACCACAAGCTCGCTTGTCTTGTTGATTGCGGCTACTGCGTTTATGCTTGTTGCTGTAATATCTACGTCGCCACCTCCGTCGCGAACAATTAAGACATCGGAAGGGTGGGATACTACATCAGTGAAAGTGTAGGTCTCAGAATCTATTTTGAAATAATCGCCATTCTGCAATACGACGCCTTCGGCAACGTCATTGAGTATTTCCACATACCCTGTTGCCGTAGCTGCGGGCGTAATCGCCGAATCTTTGTAATCTATCGTAATCATGGTTTGGGCTTTCCAGAGGTTGAGTTGGGATTGCTGTTTGGCTGTGTGTACATATGAACGTGGTCTCTTAATACTACTGTTCCATCTGTTATTGTGTCTGTCGAGCTTATCTTGCCATTTACGCGCAAATCTCCGTTGATTATGGTCGTAGGGGCGGTCAGTCGTATTTCCTTATTGTTGGGGTCGATTACGACCTTTATAGAGCCGTCTAAGCTTTGTATTGAAAGCGATTTTTTGTCTTCGCTCGCAATCGTAAACGCCTTCTTCATAATGTCAGGCTCAAAGCACCCAAAGCTATATCTCGGGAGAGAGAGGGACGCGGGCCTCGCAATGGTTTTTAGGTCGTCTTGCGCCTTATAGGTTTGGGTATCTCTATCGGCGGCAATAATCCACCCGACGTCGCCTTCGGTTATCGGCAATACTATGCCTACATTGCCAGCGAAGTTCCTCTTGACCGTCGTCTTGATTTTTGGGCGATTTGTCGCAACATAATTTCCGTCCTTCGTACGCAAGCCGAAGAGAACCTTGATTGTGGGCTGGACCACAACTTCGTTTGTCTCTTCGTTGTAAGACAAAACCTTGCAAGGGATTCGGCATTCTATTCTGGAATACTGGGCCCAGAAGTTCCAATCCATATATTCGCGCAAGTCGGGACTGTAAAATTCGTCCGCATTGGCAAACGTCATGTGGGCTAAGGATGTCCTGTTGGAAATTTCACCGTTGCTCATGCCTCTGCCCTTCTTGCTATTATGTGGTTATAGAACGCTTGTCCTCTTGTTTCAAGATGGTATTCTATTGTTTGTATCCAATATTTCATATTGAACGAAGTATAATAATGGCTGTCAAGCCTGAATGTATCAAGAGGGGACATTCTCGGATTAAAAAGGGTTGTAAGATTGACGCCAGTTGGATTAGGGTAGGGGACGCCAATCATATTGTTTTTCGCCGCAGATATTGTGTATTGCGGCTCCACTTTGGTGATGAGCTTGCTAAGGTGGGCGGAATTTGGGCATAGCTTTAATTGCCCATTCTGTATGCTCGCCGACATCTGGTTGAATCTCCCAATCTCTTGATTCAGAAATGCCCCAAGTGTTCCCACAAAAGCGTAATTATCGTATTTCCTGTAATACGGCTCTGCCTCTTCGGGGAACTTTTCTCTGAACAAATCAAGCTTAGATGTGTCTACCGTAAACGATTGCAATGGCAAGAATTTTTGACCGCCAATTTCTTCCCTACTGAGAGAATTGTTTACTTGATTTACAATCTCTATGGGCGTCATTGGCACGCTCTCTATGTCGTCTTCGTTGCCCTGAAAGGTTGATGCCATGACAGGATGCGTTATTTGCCAGAAGTTTTCATTGCAAGTCATCTGGAACCAAATATCAGGACGACCAGTCGTGGGAATCGCCCAAAGAATTGTTCCGTAAAAAATTAGAGGGAGCTCTGTCACCATCATCCCCATTCGCTCTTCCATTCCCTCGTAGCCTGCGTAAACAGCTATTGTATCGGGATTTTCAGGGGCGTAATACTGGGTCATAAACTTCGCCATAATTTCTTGCGGTATGTTGCAAACGGCGATTTGGGCTTGGGGGTCTATGCCGCCATAATTACGCTTGATTTTAACCGACACCGCGCAAAGGTCACCCTTCTGGTTTATAACAAATTTTTCACCATTGGGCTTTGTAAGCTCTATGACAATTCGTCTATTGGGAAAGTTCCTTGATTTTTTCCCAACTGGAACCGTCGTAGTGCCATTGCGCATTGAAAATTGACTCATAGCTTAGCTATCTCCTCTGGGCTATAATAATAAAGCTGTTGGGTGTTGTTGAAATAGTTCCAGTAGGGGTAATTCTCATTGTTGCATTGGAACCTAAAATTGCCCCCATTCTGAGCCATATAATCATATGGTATTAAATTCGCATTGGGAACGCATACAACGCCGTAGCAAGCTTCTACGTTATCTATCTTAACATCGGCGAATGTTAGCCCATTAAAAGAGTACAAGTGTATGGAATAGAACCTGCCGTCGGGCGCGGTGTATTCCACCTGTTGGTTGGGGGTTGACTGTATTGATACTTCTTCCATTATGCTGATACGGTGTCGCTATTGTTGTCGCTTTCCGCCACCTTCGAGGTGGGGAATTGAATTTGGATTTCTCTAAAATTTAGAACAAAAATCATACGGCTTAGATTCTCCACCTTCAACTGCGTGGATACCCCTCGCAAGCACATACGACGATAAACGCCAGCGCGAGTTACGATTGCCAGTAGCTCCTTTGTGTACACCAAATTTCGGATTTCTTCGATAACCGCCGAATAAAGCATCATTGGCAAAACGAGCGCAACATTGATTTCGACGGGCAAAATTATCTGATGGTCAACCACGAAATTCTGCGCCGCGTCTATCCCGTTTTTGTAGGATTTCGAGCCGCGCACATTGTATTCTATGGGGTGTTCCATTATTTTGCTTTGCAAGGAAATTCCCGCCTCTAATGGTTCATTCCCCAAAATAAAAGATGCTACACTGTTTAGGGGACCCGCATCTGCGCCGATTTTGCCGCCTATAAGCACTTCCTTAGTGCCACTAAACACTCCACCTAATACAGTGTTGGTATCTATGCCCAATGCGCCCAAGATACTATTCCCAGACTTGTATGTAGCCTCTTCATAAAACGCCACATTTTTCTGGTTCAAGAGAACCCCAGAAGCCGCTTTGACAAGACTGATTATTTGCGCAAGTTCCATTAAAACCCTCCTATGAAAGAGGGGATACTAAGAGTATCTCCTCCCGTTGGGGCGGTCGGAGCGTCGGATGGAGCCCTTAGATAAAAGGGAACACCTGCGCCATCGCCCTGATTGTAAATATTGGTCGTGTTATTATAACTGTCGGTTATGTTTTGATTTGTAGTAGCTCCCGCGTTAATAGGGGGCGGTTGCATTTCTTTAAGTTTTTTCCCTAAACGCGCTTGCATTTCTTCTTCTGTTTCTCGCGTACCATCTGCATTCCATCTCCTTGCCCCGAACCAATCTGGAATTGTTCTATTAAAAAAATTCGCAATAGGGTCTGAAACTTCATTGTTACGAATCTTTCTTTTCCTATCCTCGATTTCTTTGGGAGAAAGTTGTGGCGTATCCCCCGAAAGGAAGAGCGGAAGGGACCACATTGCCGTTCGAGATAGCAATGTTGACACCTTTATCCCTGCTTTTTTTAATCCCCATCGCGCAAGCAATGCTGCTATTCCTGTTTCTGCGGGGTGTTCCCCTGCATAAGAAAGGCCAAGAGATAGATTTGGAAATTTATCGGTAATCTTGTTTTCAAGATTGTTTAACGCTTTTTGAAGCTCAGTGGCGGATTTTGTTGCATCTACAAGGGCTTTATAGGTATGGTCTTCGGTTTCTGTTTGCTTGTTAAAGGCTTCTTGAAGCTTTGTAGACCATTCCACAATGCTCTGCGAATCCTTGAACACCTCGGACATGTTCCCACTTTTAATGGCCTCTCTTATTAAGAGTTGCTGGGCGTCGGAAAGTCCAAGAGCGTCGAACAACGCCTGTTGGCTTTTGGCGTCCATACCTGATGCTTTTTCCGCGACAGCTCTCAATACGTCTTCGGCAGAAGAGCCAGTATGTATGCCCCCAATGCCAAATCTCCCCAGAACTTCAATAAGGGATGTGTCGCCATACTTCATCGCGCCTAATGCGCTTGAAATGCTTGATAAGGTTTTTAAGCCCTCGCCGCGCTCGCCGCCCATTCTTCTAACCGCGAGGTCATATGCTTCGGCGCGATTTGAGGGTAGCCCTGTTTGGGAATATAGCCCACTGTAAATTCTTGCATTCTTTTCTCTCGAACCAAGCCATCTGGATGCCCCAACAACGAATCGACCAATCGCATAAATCGCCGTAAGCAGTTTTATCCTTTCCCAGTCGGATTCTCTTCTGGTTGAAGGCGCACCCGCCTCTGTTTGCGTAGTCGGCTTCTGCGCGTCAGACGTATACTTCTTGCGACGCTTGTTGAGTTCGGTCATTTGCCTATTCTCTTGCTCGAATAGGCTACGACTCCTCTTTTTGTCGGATTTGAATGCGCGGTCCTTGAATTTATCCAAGTTCGAGATTTGGCGTTTGCGAAATTTTTCCAGATTGACCTCAGCCTGAACTTGGTCATTAACGTATTTCTTCGCAAAAGCCGCCAAGCGTTTATCAAGCTCTTCGATTTGAGCCAAAACCTTCTTGGCCCCTTCTTCGCCGAAAAGTATAACAAATCTTTCTACATCCACCTTGTACCAGCCTTTCTTTGCTCCATACGCTTCTTCGCCTCGTTCATGCTAAACTCGGCCGCCTTGTACTCGTTGTATTCTGGAACCGAAATCGATTCCACAATCATAAAAACTCCCTTTAAAGAATAATACTCAATTATTTCTCTGAGGGTTGCTTTTCCGCTTGCAATAACTCGCCCGATAATTGGGTCAACGTTAAGATAATTTTCTGAATGAAAAACTCCGTCGCGCCCATAGCGATACTCGTGAGCTTTCCACTCGAAAAAAAACCCGTGGTCAAATCGACAACCTCTCTTTCTAAAACAATGGTATCCTTCGCGGAAACGTGCTGTTTTATGAGTTCGTCGGTGTCGAGCTTTTGCCACACATTAGGCGCAACTTCTACCTCGACATATCGCATCAGCAACCTGAATAGTTCTTCATTTTCGTTGTAGTCCCCAATCTTGGGGAGCATTGTCATCGGGTACTGGTGCATTATTTTTCGCCCATCGAAAGTGTCCATAGGCAATATTCTATATCGCTTCGCACTTAGCTCGATGAGCTTATTGTCGAGTGCCTCAATCGGGGGAACTTCGCTTACGCGAAAGTTCTTACCTCCGACTTCGACTGTTTTGCGCGTTCTTTGCGTGCCTTCAATTTTTTCGGGAATTGGTTTTGTCATGGGTTAATTGAGTTGAGTGTTTTTAGAGCGGAATCGATACACCCATAAAGGTGTATGTATTGGTCGCAAAGCGACCTTCCGTAGTGGTGGAGTTCGCAACAACGCCTTCCGTTATCTGGAAGTTTGCAAACGCTATTTTGTTGCCAGTTTGCGCCTCTGTGAATACCGCCTGAACCACGTCGGGGTTGATGGGGGCATTCGGCTGTAAGAGGTTGAAGCGCACAAGAGCTTTGAGGTTCTTGTCATTCTGACCATTCGGGACTACCGATATGCGAATTGTAGTTACAACTGCCTTTTTCCACGAAATCTGGTTGGCGTTCAAGCCGACAGTTACCGTCTGAAATTCGGGAGTTGAACATTCAAAGAACGCTTGGTCGTCCGAGGATTCTGTTATTGTTATGCCCGCAGGGAAGAGCAGATTCATAATCATGAGGCTGCTTCCTGCCGCAGTAATATCGCCGTTGATAATCATATTCTAAAACCTTTTGTGTGAATGTTTATGCGGTAGTTGTGATTGCAATATTTGTGCCTTCAACCTTGCGAATTGTGTCGCAGGCCCCATAGATTAGGCGGAAGCTAAAATACTTCGTGCCGTCCGATGCGGTCGAGATTTCGTAGGTGAAGATGTAGCCCTGATTTACGATTGTATTCCACGCCATATTGTCGCCAGTGAGGGCTTCAATGGACGCCTTTTCGTCGTTGGTCAGAGTCTTGCCCGCAAGAATGCAACCATTCCTAAGGCCTTGCTCCCATACCTGATTGCAAGCCGCCGCGATTTTAGCGGAATCGGAAGCGTTGGCGTAGATTGCATTTGCTCGCATAAAGAGGCTCATAACCGAAACAATAATTTGGTCTTTGAGCCAAATTGCGTTGGCGCAAATCGTTGCGTCGGGAATAGAGCCTTGACACATACCTCTCTGCAAGAACGGGTCAATGTTTTTGCCAGTCAAGCCGAGGTAGTTAATGTTTAGCGCATCGAGTCTGCGTTTGAGTGCCAAGCTTTCAACTGCGGGCGTATCATTCGGGAAAGGCTGATACATAAAGGATATTGCCGCATGGTCTTGTGTATAGTCCACATTGGCAAGAGCCGTCATACCTTCGTAAATCTGCATTTCATTCGGAGCGGAATATTGCACCCAGCAGAAGTCAAACGGTTTGAGAGCAATCTGCAAATCCAAAAGCTCATCAAGATTTTCAGCCTGAACCATGAACATAAAATCTGCATTGCGGTCGTGGTTCCAAGAGGCGACTTCCACATAAGTGGATTCCGTCTGCGCGTCGAGGAATGTAAACGTAAAGCAGTTGTCGCTTATATCCATTATGCGGTCAACTTCTTCGGCTATTGTGTTGGTCGCGGGGTTGCCTTCGGATACGATAGGCGCGGAAGCGGCGTTAATGCCAAGCGCAACAGCGACAGTCCCAGCCGCAGGATTAAATCTTCCCTCTTCGGCAACAGTGTTGGTGATTACAAAGCGGCCTCCGTTGAGATTGCCGTTATATTCAACCGTAACGGTGTCAAATCCTTCCTCTTTCTGAATCAAGGTCTGCAACGCAGTAGCCACATCTCCAAGCGATGTCGCGCTTGAAAAGTCTACTTCTGTCAGCTCGCAAGTCCTAAGCCCAGTGTTGGGGTCAAGATATTCAAGAGTGAAGGAACCGTCGGTAATCGCCTTCAATGTGGGAAGGCTAAAACCAGTAATTCCGCTTATGAGGCTCGCGCCTATCGCGGTGCCAGTAGGAGTATAGCGAGCAAATGAAAGGAGCTTAGCCTTCGTAAGTAGCTTGCTTGCCCACTTGAAATACTTGTCTGCAAATGCGTACTCCTTCGACTGCGAGCCGAAGTACGCCCTTACGTTTGCCGCGCTTGTAAATTCAAGCACAGAACCCATAGGGGCAAGCGCATTGGTTGTTAGGACTCTGCCTATTGTCATTTTCTGAGCTACCAACGCGCCACCTGTCGCATAGCTCTGTATGTTTACATATTCACTGATTGGAATTGCCATGTTATACTCCTATTAGTTTGATGCTATTTTTGTTTTCGCTAAATGCCTTTTCTTGGTTGATTTCTTTTACGAAATTTTCCGTCACGTCAACTTCTTGACGCTCTCTCATCGTGAAGACTATTGTGAAGTTCGGGCTTCGGTCGAACCTTAGATTGTCAATCACAATGTTGGGATTGCGAACCTCGGATGTGATTAGGCATTGAAAGCCTTTCTTCGCCATTTGCTCGCGCCCAAAATCTGATTGGAACCACGTCATAACCCTATGGGCTACGTCATGGGCTGATAAAAATTCAGTTCCTGCTCCTTGCGCAAGAGGGGCTCTGCTTTTAAAAAATGTGAGAGTGCAATGGATATCTTTAATCCAAGATACAATCGCCTTGCCTGTTTGAGTTTCCTTGTCCCATTCGTATGCAGTGCTTACCCACCCATATCTGCGAGTGTCGTATAAATCCATAAACACTGTGTTGTTGGTAAGGCCCTGAAAGCTCGTTTGTCCCCATTGCTGGATTTCCCATATGGAATCGTTAATGTCGGAAATTGTGATTGCAATTTGAGGCGGAAGATTTCTAAGGAAGATTGCCTTTAAATCCTCGTCGCTTGTATTAAGCCCAAAGAGATTGTTGCCAATCGCATAGTTTGTCGGCGTGCGAACAATGAGGCCCGAATTGCGCAAGAATGTATTAACCAAATCTCTAACGTCGGCATACATCTGCATTTCGGTTTTTTCTACGTTTTGCAAGCTCATTGATAATCCCTTTCTGCCACGACCAATAAGACGTTCCAACCGTCGTACTGATACCAGTTTGCCAAGTCGCCGCAAACAATCCAATCCTTACCATAGAATGAAAATTTGTCTGGGCTTTGCTGATAGTTGATTCCAACAATGTCGGCAGGGACAAAGACGGCTTTATAGTTTTTTTCCATCTTCAATCCTAACGCCTCGTAGACATCTGTTTTTACTCTTTGCACACTGCCATTTATTTCAATAGGCTGAGCATAAGTCGGAATTTTGACGCCAACTTCGGATACTACGTTTCCCATAAACTTAGAATAGGAAATCTTCACTGGGGGAATAACACCCAGTGCAAGTCTCAATAAATTTCCCATTGCCGTCATTTTAAAATCCTCGCTTCTACGCTCTTTACAAACTGGCCAGTGTCAATAAGAGGCTTTTTTGAATGATTGCCTCTTTTCTTTCTAAGGTGAATTGTCAGCGGAGCAAGCGGCGGATTGTGAATTGATTCTATCTTTTGTACGATGTCGCCTTTTGCGTCTTCCGCGACTTTTTTTATCGCCTTAATAGAATCACCTTCGCCCGATTTGATTTCGTCGCGAATGCCGCTCGCCATCTTTTTTGCCCACTCGTTTCTCTTGCTATGGTATGTCGGGCTAAGGAATGGGCGAGGGGGTATAAATGCCTTCTCGCCTTCTTCGTCTACTGTCATGCCGCCATATTCTTGGAGATACGCAATCGATGAAAGAGACGCCCCAGTTAGATTATGAGTCTGGTCGCCCCACCAACCGACTCCGACAAGCTCGCGAGTTTCTTGCTTCGCCATATTCTCAAAGGCGGCGCGAAACTTACGACCCGCATCGGTCGTTTCTCTCTTAATTTGCACAATAGCCATGTCAAAGAACAATTACATTCGGAAAAGCCTTTGGCGTGTTCCGAACATATAAAAGGGTGCAGGAGCCTTCGCCATAAGAAGCGCATAGTACCTCTGCCCATAGGGAGTAGAGAGTATCCACGCCTTCCACGCCGTTGAGAGCGGCGGAGGCTGGAACGATAGATTAACCATATCTATCGTTGCCCCTGTTACAACGCCAGTGACAGCCATTCCCTGACTGTCGGCTGTTTTGCTATAAATAGTAATCAGGTGCGCGACCATTAGCTCTATCGCCAACTTTCGGCACCTGTTTCTTACTATGCCGCAATTTCTATCGGATATATAACAAGTAGCTTGGAGTAGAAATTGCTCCACAAGGTTATTGGGATACTTTTCCGAATCCTTAAATTCGGGAAAGTCATTCCTAAAATCCTCAACGGTAATCTCTATGTATTCTCCAAACTCCATGTTATTTAATCCGTATAAACGCCTTCTTCGGTTGAATTAAGCTTTTCTTTTCTGAAAACCTTCGGTCTTTTTGCGACCGCCTCTTTAAACTTCTCCTTACGGATAGGCAAGCCTTGCTCGCCTTCCACTGGAACAACGTCTCCCACAAGGTCATCGGCGGCAGTTTTCATTGCGCTTCCGTCCTTCGGGTTCATATCTTTGAGCACCTTCTCTTTGTCGGATTTGTTAGACACTACCTTGATGTGCCCCTCTTTCACGAAGGTTTGCCAACGTGCAGTTTTGGATACCCAATCGTAGGTGTCTGCGTCAAGTTCGACGAGGATGCCCTGAGGGGTAATGATACCGCTTTGGGCGCGGTTTGCACCGCCGCCAAGCTCAAACTCCGCCCCAGCAATAGGTTCGTTGCGAACATCAGTTATGCCATTGGGCCTCTTGATTTCGTACCTTTTGAAGAGGCGGAACTTTTGAGGATTTGTGATTGTGTGTAGAATTGTTACAGTGTTTTTTGCCATAGTGGGTTAATTTAAAGAGTTAAGGTTTTGTTAGATGCCAGAAGCCCGAACAACGGCGAGAGGACGCTTGCAGATTACGCCCGCAGTAGCGTGCGAATAGAGTTCCTTTTTGCCGTGAGTTCTCTGCTCAAAGCCTACCAAGAACATCTTCTGCTGAATAATCTGTTCAAAGGTACGAATGCCCTTGATGTCTTCCGCGAAGATGTAGATGACGTTTTCGCCGCCGTTAGCACCGTCAAGCTTCGCATCATAGATGATGTCAAAATTCTTGTAGGTGTCAGACAGCCACTTGATGATAGAGATACCGAACTGAGTTGTGTTGTTGAGGGTCTGCGCGACAGCGTTGGACATTACAATCTTGAACTTCTGGGTGTTCGGATTGAAGTGACCTTTGAGCTGGGTCTGCAAGAGGCCAATCAAGTAACGGAAGTCAGCTTGGATTTCTTCCCAAGATTTGTCTTCAAACTTCGTGCTGGTGCTGCCCGCATTCTGCGGGAGTGTTTCGTAGGAAGCCAAACCGATTTCGTTCAGGAAGCCGTAAGTCGGCTCAGTCGAGGGGATTGACGGAGCCCAACCGAAGTGACCAATCTCGTCTTGGTTGATGTTAAAGAGTTCGGCGATAGCCCTCTGCAAGTCTGCGCGATAGGGAATGCGAGCCTTAGCGAGCTGAGCTTCCGCAAGAGCTGTCGGCAAGAGAGCCTTCTGGAAGCGTACAACTGAACGATAGTCGTAGTTGTAGCTCATGCCAACGAGGTCTTCGTCTGTCAAGTCGCCATAGAGGGAAGCCTGACCGAGAATTTCGTTCCAACGCAGAACGTACTTCGTATCAGCCCAAGTGCCCGCGATAGTTTCGCCCATGATTTGGTCTATAAGGGTTGCGGTGTAGAGAGTGTCTACGGCCTGCGGGTCCCAATACTGGGTGAACTGCTGCGGAACGGTGATAGAAGCGGTCGTCTGCAAGGCAGGGTCCATATCCATGCCAATAGAACGGCAGACGTGTTCTACGACGTCCTTATCGGAAGTGTTGATACCCATACCGACGGCGTAAAGACCTTCGGGTGTCGCTTCGTCCAAAGCAAAACCCTTGACTTTGCCCGCGTCGAATCTGAATCTCGTTTCAGTGTCGTTTGTTTTAAGAATCATATTTTAGTTCCTCCTTTTTATGCGCTGGTGGTGACGTTTTCGAGGTACGGAATGAAGACAACGCAGGGAGTGCCCGCTTCGCCGCCAATGAATACCGTCGCGCCATTGATTTGAGTTTTGCCTTCGGTTGCCGTGCCAGTGCCGAGCGCGCCAGTCGTATTGTCGAAATAGACCGCCTGACCTCTGGAAGCAGTTGTGGTGAAGTAAACCCAAATGTAACCGCCACGACCGACGTGAGCCGAGATTCCAGCAGGAATCGAAAGCTGCGGGTTGAGGTTGTTAAACATTACATAGTTTTTAGGTTCGGTAAGAATGCCTGCGAAAAGACCAGTGCCGCCCTGCTTAACCTTGCTGGGGTCCACTGTGTCAAACGTTACAGCATTGCCAACCGTGATTGTAGAACCCGAAGTGAAGGTGTGCTGAGTTTTAAGCTGAGTAGAATAAAACTCACCTACCATTCCGCCAGCGGGCTTGTTATTGATTGCACTTTGCATAGTGATTATTCCTTTCTTACTTGTTCAATGAGCTGAGGAAGGAAGCCGTTTTAGCGTTTCCATCTTCTGCCGAATCCGTGGCGAATGTATACGTTGCGGATGTCTTTGCCACACCATCAAGATAGCTTTCTGCGCGAACAACAGCGTTATCAGAGGGAAGCTTTGCCTTCTTGCAAATTTCCGCCGCGAGCGCGTTGGGGTCGTCGTATTCGTCATAGGCAATCGAGCCGCCAAAAACGGGCTTTGCTTTTGCCGCAAGCTCTTTGGTTGCTTTCAGGTTTGCCTTGAACTGGGAAAGTACTCTTGCCGCGATTTCGGCTTCGTCTGCCGCTTGGCTCTTGGCTTTGTCCTCTTTTTCTTCCTTGTCGTCTTTCTTGGATTCATCCTCGTCTTTGCCCTTTTCTTTTTCTTCGGGCTTCTTCTCTTCGGATTCGTCCTTGACTTCCTTCTTGTCTTCCTTCTCTTCGTCTTCGCCCTTGCCTTTGGACTTGTCGTCTTCTTTTTCTTCGGACCCGTCCTTAGCCTTGGTTACGAAGCCAACTTTGGAATCCTTATCCTTCTTGACTTCCGTTTCAGATTCGTCGGTGCTTCTCTTGTACTTGTTCGCATCAATCCATTCACGGGACTCGGGGAACTTTTCATAGAGCTTTTCGACAGAAACAAATTCGTCTTTTGCTTCCGACTTTGCTTCCTTTTCGTCTTTGCCTTTTGCCATATTTTCTCCTTGTTGAGTTATATTTGATGTTTCAAAATCCACGGAATCCATAGCAAAGCTATGACCCTCCGTCATATCGTTTTGGTCGAGGGCAACCGAGCTGCCCATACGACCACGAGGAACGAGGGCGAGATGATTTCCAACCAAATTTTTTTGGACAAAATCGTAGGGTATGCCATTCCATACGCCTTTTTTGTATTCGTAGTCGCAGGAATATCCGAGGGACAACCCCTTTAATCCTTCTTCGATTTTGCGCTTCAATTCTTCCGAGAAAACCTTTACGCTTCCCAAGAGTTTGTTTATCAGGAATTTGGTTTTGAACACAACGCCTTGCGCAGGTTTCTCGTCGTACTTTTTATCAAAAATTGGGCTATCGCCAACGGATGTGTGCTTTTCAAAAAAGGGCAATGCCTCAAAGGTGGGAGCGGCCTTTTCCAGCTCTTCCTTTGGTCTATACACATTATATAGCTTATTGGGGTCTAAATGCAAATGCGGTAAATTGATGCTCGAACCGCGATACTGGAACACGCCTTCTAATGAAAGCGGTACATCTTCCCAAAGCCAGAAACTATTCTCGTCAACTTTTTTACTCATTTCGCGTGCTGTTTTTACGAAAAGAAATAAATTTGTTGCGGAAATTCTCTCTTTTACAAACTAAGCAGAAATACAATCTTTCGATTGTGTCAATATATTTTTTAAAAAATTTTGAAAAAAATGTTCCGCATGGAACAATTTGGACGACCGATGGAGCCGAATACCCTCCACACCTTCCCAAGCTTTCGATGTTCTTTCGATTTGGGCTGTACTTGCTTATGCTTCTCGCTTATACGACGGTCGGTAAATTGAAGGTGCGGATATTTAACGTCGCCGCACCATCGACCAGAACAGCTTGTGCGAGCCATCCGACACCTGAAACTTCCTCATGATGCGCACACAGACAGGAAGCCAAGCAACTTGCAGGGAAACCTCACTAATAACTCTCTTCTTGGCTGATAGATATAGATTATGTCTTGTCCCTGTTCCGTTCCACATGGGTTGAGGGGACCTGCAAGCATTATAGCAAGGTTTCAAATTGTAAGGCTACTCATACTATTGGGAAAACGAATACAGTACATATACTCTCGCGTGCCGTGTGAAACCCATTCTTCAAAAACCCAAATGTATTTTCGCCTAAAAATTCAAAGAGCAGTTGTACGAAAAAATCGTACAGTTGAAAGGGTAGGGCGGCCTTAATGAACCGATTTCCCCTCCTCTCATGCCCTACTATCGCAACAAATTTGCAAAATGCAAGATTTTTTTTGATTTTTTCAAAAAAAAGAAGAGCGGCACTGGAAAACCAATGCCGCCCCGCAATCTCGAATCCCGCAACGAATCGCGACTGCTAAATTATTCTTTGCCCATAATTACTGGTTGCATAATGCACTTGCATTGCGGAAGCTGGCTTGGGAAGCCCCTTTCGCCAGTCTTTGGGTCTATCACAGGGGGATTTGCTATATCGAAAATCTGCCCATTCAAAACATCTCTATGGAAGGGCCTCGGCTCTGCGCTTCGATAAGTATAAACCCACTTAAATTTTGTGAGGCCCACCTCTGCCATATTGCGCATTGTCAAGGCTTGGTATGCTTTGCGCGTTTGGTCGGCGGCAATGAGTTGGCTTCGATTAAAGGCCTTGCGGCTTAAATCCACCACCTCTTTTTTGAGCTGTCCGAGGTCGCCCTTCATAATGTTTTGCATTACGCTTTGCGTGACCTTTGTCAGATAGTCTGCGGCGATATTCTTCATGTACTGAATGTTTTGGAATAGGCTCGCTTGGACTGCCTCGCGCATTGTGGGCGATAAATAGCGCAAAGGTTTTTGGGCCTTCGCTATGTCGACCTTTTGAGAGAATGCGTCATCTGCCACAAGTGCCAATAAAAGCAAGATTAGCTCTTTGGAATCCTTGTCTTTCGCGTCTTCGGGGTTGATGCTTCGTATTGATTCCTTTATGGCGAGATTGCTTGCCCTCAGTTGGTCGGCGGCCATTCGCAATGCAATCTTTTTGCCCGCGCTCGCAACCTTTGAGTCATACTTTTGGCGCACCGCGTTTAGACTTGCATTGATAGAGTAGGGCGATTCGTCCATAGTGACCAATTCGGGCATCTTGGGATTGTAGGTGTCCAGAAAGCCCTTGACCGCTCTCACCGTATCGGCGATTAGCTCGTTTACGAGGTCGCCGATTTCGCGCTTGTAGCGTTTTTCGAGCCCCGCATTGTATTGCAGGGGTCTAAGCTCGATAACGTTCTTACTCATTCTCTTCTTCTAAGTCTTCCTTTGATTTTCCCCTCAGACCGCCCTGCTTTTCTTTGGGTTCGGGGATTCCCTTGTTATTTTTTTCTGTTCCATAAAGAGAGTTGAATGTCTCTTCGTCGATTTCGGGAACATCTTCTGGGTCGATATCCGAGAAGCCCATGTAGGGGTCTTCCGCCAGCTTGCGACGCTCTTCTTCCTGTGTCGTGACTTGGCTCGCCAACCTGTGCGTCATTGTGGTGCTATCCTTGTAGCGGATTTCGGCCTTTTCGCTTTCGGTCGGAGTGTCAGTCGGATTGAATACGACAGTCAGTTCCATTTCGCGCCCATAGTCGGATTTTGTCATAAGCCTGTTGTGGAAATCCAAAATCGGAACGTAATCGGTTTCTTGTTCGCGCTTCAAGCTCTGCTTGTAGTCTTTTTCTTCGTACTCGCCAGTGGAGTTGAAGCCTTTGAGCGCGGTTTTGAGGAGTTTCGGAACAGGCATACTTGCGATAGCCGATACTCTCTGGAACAGCGCGTTTACGATTTCTTCAAGACCTGTCAGCGTGGTTTCAATTTGCTTGATGTCATAGCCAAGCTCCTTGATTGCCACTGCGAAGTTGTCTCGCAATTCCGAGAATGCGACGAGCTTTGCTTTTACCTCTTCGGGGTTTGCCATATAATTGGCGATTTCAGCGTCCATTATTAGGGTGCGCTTGGTGAGCAATAGCAAAATCAATTCATTGAGGGCCTTTTCGTAGGCGTACACAGCTTCGTAAATCTGCTGGGTCAGGGGAATGCCGCCAAAATAATATGTCGGCTTTAATACGTCGGGGACAGGCGAGTTTATGAGCTTGATGCACCAAGAGCGGTGAATTTTCTTCATATGGTCTTTGCCGCCCACCACATACCAAGTCGGCTCGTAGAAGTGGCGAGAGCTTGCGTCCAAGAGGCTTTTCTCGTCGAAATCGTAAGTTAGCCAGAAAGGTTCCACTACTGTCATTCCAGTATAGTCGCCTTTCTTTACGGCGTCGATGTCGAACTCGACCTCCATATTCATATTGCTTTTAAACGTGGGAACCACAAGCGAATAGCCGAATACGCGCTTATTGATTGCTGCGCGGACGCAAATATCTTTGATTTTGTATTCCTTTTGGGACCTCGCCAAAAGCTCTGCGAGCAATTCCTTGTCTTTTTTCTTCCCGCCTTTTTCGCCTGATTCGGGCCTTGTAAATGACAGCTTGTAGCCGTTCGCCATCGCGTCCTGCGGCGGAATCGAGCAAGCCTTGTCGATAAAGGGATTCTGTTTTAGGATTGCGCAGTTCTGCCATCCAATAAAAGTCTGGCTAAACTTGGAAATGATTTCGTAGGACAGGTTGGGCTTGAATTGCGCGTCCATAAAGCTAAAAGACTCGCAGGAGTCCTTCGCTATCGAGCGACCACCCTTTGATTCTTTGACGGGCACCAAATCCCTATGGGTGCGCTGGAACATTTTCTTCTCAATCCCCGCGACTTTTTCAATCTTCGTTGCGTTGACCGCCTTGATTATGTTTTGGAACGCCACTGTCTGGTCGAGGAGCACTTTCTGGTGAGGGGGGAGGGCAATTTCTTTTAGCTCTTCCTTTGCCTTCTCCATTGCCTCTTCATACGACATTTTCTTTGCCGTTGGTCGGATTACTCTCGCGATGGGCTCACTTGCTGCGGGCTTTTTGCCTACAAGCTTGTCCATAATCGCATCCTTCTTTTTGGTGTCTATTTTCTTTGTAGATTTTTTTGCCGTGGGAGCTTTTTTCTCTGTCTTTTTTGTCGTGCCCTTTTTCATTGCCTGTCCTTGTTTAGAAGAAACCTCTGCGCACATAGGCCTCTTCGATTGCTATCGCTATCATATCCATAATGTCGTCGTGCTTATGGGTCATGTCTCGTGAAATTTGCACCGCCTCCGCTATGACTTCGCGTGAGATTGGGTGGCCTGCGTTAATGGGCAAGAGTATGTTTCCGCTTTCGATTTGAGGTATTGCATCGCTCAATCTCATCATTTTGTCAATATTTTTCGTCTTATGGGGCAAAACAGGCAATCCGTCAAGCCTTCTTAGGTCTTGGATAAGCTGCATACCAGACGCCTTGTCTTCGATGTAGATTGCGCTGGGCCTCCTTATAGTTGGGTTATTAGCCCATTTATTCCACAGGTTTATCATTGTCCCCCTGAGCAACGTCGCGTCAATCTTTTTATGCACAAGGTCCAAGAGATGCAATTTTTTGTCCTGCGTCAAGCCCCACACGCCGATTGCGGTGTAGTCGGAGTACTCTGTGGTTTTGAATGCGGTGTCGGCGGAAATAAAAACGCGATTGTAAGGGTAGGGGGTGGTCATTGGATTGTGAGAATAGAACCCGAACCACTCTTCCTTAATCATTTCGCCGCCGAAGGGGATAGGCTTTTGCATATAGTTTGCCGCAAAGCCAAAGGGGTCTTGGACGCGCATCTTTTTAAGACTCGCGATGGGGTATTGCTCTTCCCAAAAGCTCTTTTCCTCGCCATTTTCGTCGATTTCTATCGCGGGGAACTCGATAAATCGCCAATCGTCCGCTTCGTTTTCTTTGATGTAGCCAATCAAATCGTCCTGCGCGACCCTCTGCATAATTGCCACCATAGGCGTTTTCGCGAGGTTATTTCGGCGCGTCTTAATGGACGCCTTGTAAAGCTCGATGCTGTTTTTCTTTTCGACGTCGCTATTCGCAAATTTCGGGTTAATAAAGTCGTCCATTACGATGAATCCGCCGAATCCAGAGCCTCTTATGCCCGCGCCGAACCCTACAATCGTGCCCTGCGCTGGCGGGGCCCTGAATAAGCCACCTTCCTTGATTTTCCACATATCCTTCGCGGCGGTGTCTTTACTTATCTCTACGCCAAAAAGCCTCTTGTAGTACTTGTTGCGCATTATTTCCATAATCTCGCCCGAAAACTTATTCGTCAGGCTCTCTGCATACGATGTCGCAATGAAATTACACATCTTGTTTATTGCGTATGCCCAAGTAATTGCATACTGCGTAATCGTAGATTTTCCAGTTCTTGGGCTAATGCAAATCGCCAGATTCTGCTTTTCATTCCTTCCAAGCACCAAATCCTCAAATGCCTCAATAATCACATCGTGGAACGGCTCAAACCTAAACTCGGTCCTATGAATCGCCAAATGGAAAAACCTAATGAACGCTTTAAGCGACGAAATCAACACCGCCCGAGTCTCCTCTGGGAAATTTAGCATTTCATCCAAATCAAGCTCGCTCTCCTCGTCGTATTTCTTCTGCTTTTGGAGCTTCTTGCTCTTGCTTTCAAGGCTATCCAATAAGGTCACTTCGCCATCCTCCTAATCTTTTCCAACAAAATCCACCAGTAGTTCAAGACGTCCGCCACTTTCCTCTCGCCTCCGTATTTCTTCAAGCAATCAGAATGCGCCTTCTCTATCAAGAGGGCTATCACTTTTAGCTCCTCTCTCGAAAGAGTCTCTTCTGTCTTACCTCTACCCATTCGATTCTAACGCCTTATTCTCCACTACTTCCGCCTTTACCTCTATTGCCTTCGCGGCCTTATCCTCGTTCGCGCCGCCCAAAAGCATCTCCCTTATCTCCAACGCCTTCTTCACATTCATCTGGTGGTCGTGCGTCACATTCCCATTCACATTGACATCAACGGTCTTCCCAAAATCCGTCCTGTCTATCCTCTCCTTGTACCACTTGCTCGTATCCAAATCCTTACCATCTACTATCGCCGCCGCTATATTCTCGCTCGCCGCCGCCTCGACAAACCCCTTCCACATCTCTACCTGCTCCCGCAGCTTTGTGTACTTCCTAAACAATTTATCCATCTTCGTGCGCCTAATGTTGCAATACGACATCGCCGCCTGTATGCTCATCCTCCTTTTAAACGCATATTCCAACTTCCGATACAAGTCTGCCGTCAAATACACATAGTGCTTCCCCTGCGCTCGCTCCAATTCAGCGACCTCCTCGTCTATGGCCTCAAATACCTCCTTGTCCCCATCCTCCATCTCCGCGTAATACGCATTCTTCATTCGCGCCTCGTACTCCTCCGCGCCAAACTTATTCGTCCATACCCTCGGTGCTTTATCGCTCTTCTTTTTTATCATAATACCTTCTCTAATCGCACTTAAAATATCTTTGTCAACACTTTTTACACACACTCGCATATTTTTTACCTCCCCCAAAAGACTTATTGCTATCAATAACTCGCCTTTTTCAGCCTATCCCCAAAACCCCCAATTTCCACCCAATTTTTACCTCAACCTTACATCATGTTGTCATCATGTCATTTTTACAAATACCACCCCTCTTGACCACCCTTTTCCTACCCACAAAAATACCAAAATCATCGTGATTTTTACCCAAAATACCTCTATTTGTCTATATCGAAGCTTACCCTTGCTAACCCTTAGGGTATTCTACCTAACCCTTAGGGTATTCAAGGGTTCCTCTACACTACTCTTCACTACCGTTCATCGTAGTGTAGTAAAAAAAACAAAAATTATCATTTTTGTTCAAAAAAGGGTTTTTGCTGAAAAATTCAAAACTCAAAAATTTGCCCTACAATCGATTTTTACCCCCTAATGGCTATCTACATATACCTTAACCCACAAAAACGCGCTGTACCCCCAAAAGAATGCTTTTTTGCCCATATCAAATTTTTTGCCATACCCCCTACTATGCGACCCAAACATTTTTATATTGCGCGGCAAGTATACTCATAAGGCTTTTTCCGAAAAAATACCGAAAAAAGCTATACCCCCCCCTGCAAAAGTTTAAGTTGCAAAAACGCAAAGGGGCGCAAAAAATTGTC